TTTATGGTCCCTATAAGACACATAATCCGCCAAATGTGACTTTTTTATGCTGATTTGGCGAGATATAGCACGTTTATATTCTGCCAAATGTACCCGAAAGGGTATTAAAGTAGGAAAAATCCATCATTATGTACCCGAACGGGTATTAATGGTGTTTTTACCCTACTTTTTACCTCTGTTACGTGCTCTATTCTTGGAGGCAGCCTCCATTACAAGTTTACCAGCCTTGGTGTGTGAAGCATCTAAGCCATCACCATTGCCGTAGGTACCCTGCTCTCTGTTGTACTTATTCAGTAGGGCACGGTACTTCTTACGGTCTTCCGACTTATTGTACTTACGCTGGTACTCCCTACGCTTCTCAGCAGCTTCAGGATTCTCGCTGTAGTACTTTGAGGTCTTACTTACTTTCATTGCCTATACTTCTTGACTTTCATAGCAACAGACTTAGGCTGTGCTACAAATTGCTTTCCTTGTGCCTTACCTTCACGCTTTGCACGTGTGGTTGCAGCATATTCTTGTGGAGATAGAGACTTGATAGCCTTTTCAGGAAGATAACGTTCTCCAGTCTCTGATGATGGTTTACCACTCTTGGTCCGCCACTTCTGCTTTGTCCACTTGGACAGAGAAGTTTCACGCTTAGGACCTTCGTAGCCACCACCAGAACCTTTATACTTGGAAACTGCCAGCTGCGCCTTACGTGCAGACCACTGACCAGGGTCTCCACCCTTAGATCCAGCCTTCACTTGTGCAACTATACGCTTCCAGAGACCTGGGTTACGCTTCTTCGCTGTGCTCATTCCTCTTCACCGTAGTAACAAGCCTTCACCTTGAAGTGAGTAGGCTGTTCGGCTTTTGCTTTAACTGCTGCCTGTACTTGCTTAACAGCCTCTTCCAGGGACATAGCCTTTACCTCTACCTCAGAGCCAGACTCCATCTCGCCTCCACCATTGTACTTCTTGACCATCCCGCCAGCTCCGTACATCTTTGTCTTCTTGTAGTTCATTTCTTCTTCATCATTTTGAAGTCTACACTCGTGATCTTGTTATCCTTGTTCACATCAAGTTTAACCTGACCACCCTTGAGGTACTTCATCATACCACCCTTACCGTACTTAGGTGCCATACCGCCACCCATATACTTCTTCTTGATTTCCATCGTTAACAGATTATGTTTGGACAAATATACAGAATATAGAGTCATAGATAAAATCTATAATACATACCTACATTATAGACGTTAACATTTGGAAATGTCATTTATTTCTTGTAACTTTGCTTACACAAGTGAGCACGTAAGGAGGCAAATAGTAAACACGCTTCTCATTCTAACGCTTTAGTGTAGCGGAGGGCTCCCCAAAAGCCCCGCAGCGTAACGACAACAACAGGCGATTAACTGCTCACACGCAAAGGAGGTCTTGGGGATGCTGTGTCTTGACCCGACAGAATACGTCAGCTACAAGTACGTACGTTTAAAGAGTCTGTTCAAGTGATTGAGCGTAACTGACAGATTATCAGTCCCAATTCGGCATTATACCGACCTGCTTCCCAAAATCTGACAGATTCCTTAAGGTACATTTTGTGGAACAGAGTCTGCGACACGAACTGCGTTCTTTTATGAGAGAAGGTATATAGAAATAAATACCCAGGGGATAATATATATATATTCCTTACTGCGTCCCGACACCCGAAACGGATTCCCAAACCCAACCCCCCCAAAGCGCAGGTAAATCCGTACAGGAATTTGGCGTTTTCTGACAGCCTATGGGAGGCATCTAAGTAGGGTGGTATGTACGTTTGGAGAGAGGTCCAAAAGGAAGGGGACAATCCCCCCGCCTACCTACCTACATTACTTACCTACCTTGCTAAGCAAAGTACTTTGTTGTACCTGTATTACTGCTGCTATATGCCTGCTGCTGCTCCCTGCTGCTGTACCTGATAAACTTTTTTTCATTCGTAAACCCTTGATTTCATTGGGGTTTCCGAGCGAGTTGCGATTTTCCGTAAAAATAATTCTTGCATATCCGAATTGATGCCGTATGTTTGCAATGTCAAACAATAACAACTAATCCAAACAACCACGTTATGAAAGTAGTTATCACCCGAGGCGAGGCAGGACGTTACATCGTCTCCGCAGTCCACAACGGAACCATCCGCTTCTTTGAAATCCGCAAGGACTACAACTTTGATACCAACGAGTACTTCGGCAAGTATTGGTACATCTATGAAACGACCAACGATGGGCCCGAGGAATGGTGGCCAGGAAATTGGTGGACTAAGGCCGATGCAGTCAAGTTCCTAAAGCGTGACCTGCAAACGTACCAAGGTTAACTGACGAGTCCTAAGTGGACGAAACAGCCGAAAGGCTGTCTTAACCAAGAAACCCTAAAACTACACGTTATGAAGACCATCACCAAACTTCAGTCCTTTAAGATTGCCGAAGTACTTGCCTACGCTAAGCAGATGCAGGACGAGTTCGTCACCACCTACGATGGAGGCACCTTCCCTTCAATTGTGAGTATCAGCGAAATCGTTGTCAGCAAAACAGGTCAGTTCGTTACCATCATCGGTGAGGAGAAGGCTAAGACGTCCTTCTGCACCTACCAATACATAACCAAGGAGCGGTTCAATCTGAACGACAATGACTTCTTCAGCGCAACAGGAGCAAAGGCTTTCAACCACGCCATCAACACCATACTTAAGGCTTACAGAAACCACAAGTAATCCACTTAAACTAAAACTTTAATCAATCACCTTATGAAAAATTCAACTATCGTTCTACAGGCCCAAACTCCATCGTTCGCCTACCAAATTGTGCGCCATCCTATGGGTGTACTTGCGTCCAACGGCAAGTACCACGAGTGGGAACTACAGGTTAACCACGGCCAAGGCTTTGAGTTCCAAGTGAGTTACAACTTCCCCGAAACGGCACGCAAAGCAATTCAACGTGGAGTTCGCTACGCAGACGAACTATGGGGGAAATTAGGATACCCGATGTAAACAGGTTAACCGATGAGGCTTAAGTAGCCGAAACCCCTTCGGGGGTCTTAACCAAAACACTTAAAACTACCTGTTATGAAAAACCTAATTGAAACCCTTGAGAACACGTTCCACTTCGCAGGTGACGCAAAGCCTTGCAAATTATTCATAAACCAAGCACAGCGCACAGGTGCTGTCGTTATGGGCGTGACTGCAAAGCACCCATACATTGTGGCCTACCTGATGCCTTCAGGTAAGACATACATCAAGTCCCTGACTCAGGCAGATGCAGACAGCCTGATGCAGGTAGATATGCAGAAATCCTTCAACAGCGAAGGTCAGGTAATCAATTCATTCGGATTCTAATTAAACCAAAACTTTAACACTTAAACTCAAACAAAATGGAAAATCTCGCAGCAACCATCCACCTCGTTACCTTGGAGAACGAGGGAGGCACCTTCAATCTGAACGGCAAATCACCTAAGACAGGCTGTATGGTCGGTCTCGCAGGACAGGGAACCACCATACCTGTGGAGTCCTTCAGCCCTGCAAACATTGAGGAGTTCATCAGCGAATTCTCCCGCAAGTACGCAGGCAAAAAAGACATTCACCTCGGCACGTGGATTGAGGACGGCATCGTTTACTTGGACGTTGCAAAGCGGTTCCCCGAATCACGCAAGGAACAGGCTGTCCGCTTGGCTAAGGCCACAGGAGAAAAAGCCATCTTCATCCTGTCTAACTTTGAAACCCTTTACGTGTAATGAAAGCGAGCACTATAGAACACAACGGCAAGACCTTCTACTTTGCCTACGCACAATGGCCTGCACGTTTCCTAAAATCTTGGGCACTACTTGACAGCAGTGAACTACAGGTGAACGCAGGCACCAAGTACTTCAAGAGCAAAGATTCATTAATTCAATTCATTCAAACCAATTTCTAAACTTAAAACAAAATGGAAATCAAACTGACCAACAAAGAGAGCGAAGACATCTTCTTCAACAGCCTATGCAATGGCTTAGGGCAAATTATGTGCTATGACCTTGAGTTGGAGTACGAGGCACTTGAATACCAAGCCGCACGCATAAACTTGGTGAAAAATGCTTCAGCATCCGAATTGCTGTCACCTGTAGGAATTTGCTACGAAGACATTCTGATGCAGATTTTGCGTGACGGAAACAGCCTTACAATGGTTGACCTTGAAGGTGAGGAGAGTTACTCTATAAAACTTGAGGACGTTCACGAACGTGTTCAGCAGACACCTTTCAGTATGCTGATGGAGGCCATTGAAGAGCGTGATGATGCAGATACGGCAGACGCCATCCTTCAGCAGGTATTCTTCGGTGAAGTAATGTTCGGTTAAACTTAAACTTTAAACTAAAACAAAATGGAACTTAAATTGAACAAATCACAGCAGTTGGAACATAGAATTGCTATGATTAAGGACGACCTTGACATCGTGATTAAATTCATCCAAAACAACCAACTTGAAGAGGTATTCAAGAATGAAAGCGAAACAGCAGATGAATGTTGGACGAATCTTTCCAACATAGAAATTGCCTGTGACCTATCTTCCGATGAGTCCCTATCTTGGAAATCTTACTCAAAATAAACAAAACACTTAAATTAAAACAAAATGGACAAGATAGCACAACAAGACCTGCAATGGGCGAAACTGATGCACCAATTGGAGCACGAATGTTCCTTTGACAAAAACCAATTCCTTGCAGTTGCCTTTGGAGTTGCCGCACCAATAATGCCTACGGAAAAGAAAATTGAAATCGTTGAAGGCATCATTAAATTCATCTCAGTTCATCAACCAAAATGAAAAAGTCAGCAATCACAATCATCCTCCTACAACTTGGCGTCCTTTGGGGAACAGCAGCAGCCGTGCAGGCATCCAATTTCTTCGTAGGTATCGCAGGAATCGCACTACTTATCTTACTGCAACTTGTTCACATTCAAGTAGATGAAATTAATTCCAAAAAAAGTTTGCAAAATACTTGCACAGGTCAGAAATAGTTACGACATTTGACATATCAAACAAACACAAGTTATGAAGCCACAAACATTCGCACGTAAGTGCACAGCCACAGGAGAACTGATGAACGAAGGTTGGTACGCAGAAGGCAGTATGTCCTACTTCAAGCACGAGGCAGATGCTGTCAAGTACTGCAACGAACTCGGATACAACAGCCTTGACGAAGCCTACGAAGCCGATGAAATTTATTGGACTGAATGGGAAGAAGACCACGAGTACGCAGTTGATGAGAAAGGAAACGTAACTGAAATCTATTAATTCAAACACAAAATGAAAACAGAAATCACAAACGAAAACCTGTTCAATGCTAAGCAAGTGCAGGCAGATGTTCAGAATACAGGCAAGACCCACAACGTTTCAATCTCTTGGATTGAAGAAGGCCAACGCCTGTACCAAGAGTGGGACGGAGAGTTCGGAGAGAACGATTTTGTCAACGAGTTCGGATTCAAATTAGTAAAGTAAAACAACCTTTAAATTTAATTAAAATGGCTAACAATTGTTGGAATCACGTCTACATCAGTGGTAGTAAAGAAGTTATTGACAACCTGTACGAGCAGTTCAATAACAGGGATAAATCAGAGTCCTTCGCAAAGTTCGCAGGCAAATTCTTCTACGAGAAAGACATCCCAAAAAGTGAGGACTATGGCTCCAAGTGGTGGAACTTTTGGTTGGAGCGCAACGAAGATAAATCAATGATAGTCCTCGGGGATAGTGCTTGGTGTCCACCTCACAAGTTCCTTCAGATGCTGTCTGACCACTACCCTGTGAAGATAACCGCAGAGTACGAAGAGCAAGGTCAGGACTTCGCAGGAGTAAGTTACTACGAGCAGGGAGTTATGACTGACGAGTGCTACACCTACCTTGAGTGGCTGTGGGTCTCAGGTCAGGAAAGATTTTGGAACGAGTTGGAATACTACGTTGAGCAATGCGAAAACTTCGCAGAGTTCAAGACGGAATACCTTGACAGGTTCTACACGAAGTTGACCAAGAAAGAACTTAAGGAAATTAAAGAAGGCTATAACTTAGAACTAAACAACCAATGAAAGCAAAACTCTACGGACAGGTCTGCACCATCACGGGACAGCCTATGAATGAAGGTTGGTACTGCCCTGACCTTGCGATGTACTTCAAGCACGAACATCACGCCATAATGTTTGCACAGGCTCACACCTACGCTGACCTGCAATGCGCCATAGACGATTGGTTCCTTCAGGAGTACAAGGCATCTGAGGCACCTGAGTCATTCGGTGCGGCAGTAATCAACGGAAACACTTATCAAATTTCAATCTACAACAACAACTAAAATGGGACGCTCAGTAAATTACCTAACAAACGCAGACGCAGTTTACTTCCACCAACTTGACGAAGAAGAAATGCAGGACTTTGACCTGCTGATTGAAGACATCCAAGAGCACGTTATCTACAAATACCCTGAGTTTGAGGTTGTTAACGAGTGGGAAGACCGAGACATTAACATCATCCTTCAGAGTCCATTGGTGGAGATTGCAATCTCAGAGTACTGCGGAGTTATCAGCCTGTCAGTACGAACCTTGGAAGAGGCCGACCAAGCCAAGGCAGCAACTTGGATTGAACACTTCTTCAAACGTGCAATCGCACCTTGGGCGAAGGCTCAGAAGATAGGCACCTTCAGTAACGGAGAGTCCGTATATGAAGTAATCTGATGAAGACAAACCACCTAATTCAGAAGGCACGATTGAAACTGCTGTTGGACGAGATGCACGTGTCAGACATCTTGGACGTGCTCTCAGTCCACCCGCTAACCGAAGTGCTCTTAGAACCGCTTAAAACACGTTTAAATGAATCCAACGATAACTAATCAGGAGGCCATCAAATTGTATGACCAAACCTGTTCGCTCCTGTTCACACGTGGGCAGGTAAGTGAAAACCTGATGGAGGAGATAATTGCAGTACCTGATGAAGTGAAGGTACTTGTTGTTGAGTCCTGCATTAACCGATGCAAAATTACCTTGAACCACATAATTAAAAACTACCTGTATGAACGTCTTCTCACCACCGCCAACGCCCTATAGTCAGGGCAAGTTATCAGGCGTACGCAATGCCTCCAAAGTATTGGCTAACCGCTTGGCTCAACTGCACACATCGTTCATTGACTCTGACCTGAAGACCCCATTGGAAGGCTATGCGCTGCCCTTAGGCTGTTCGTTGGCTACGAGCACAGGTCTGATGACTCCTGACCGAGTTCAGGAATGGATGCAGGGTCAGTTCCCGATTGGACGTGGCTACTACTTCGGAGGCTTTGCTCAGGATGGAAGCACAACGATTGACGTATATGAATTCTTTGACAGGCTTGAAGATGCGCTATATGTAGCGTCCATCACAGGAGCCAAGTACGTACTGAGTATTCACGAGAACACTAAAATGGAAATCCTATGAACATATACATCCTGCACTACAAGCGCACCGACAGATTCGGTGTAGGTGGAACCACAGAAATCTACCATAAGCACACCAACAAATGGGAGTTACACTTGGACTACCATAAACTTAAAGAGAACCCACGTAATCATTCATTTAAAGTTACCGAGAAATGAAAAAAGAAAACATCATCAAAGAAGTAATCCTGAAGTACACTATGCCTGAGGGAGTTACGTTTAATCAGGATGGAACAACTGCGCCATCTGATTGCAGGCTGTTGCACGAAGACGAGGTAGGTAATCTTGCAGAAGAAATCCTGCGAGTAATCTACGGAGCACAGCGTAAACTTGCGAGTGACATCCTCAAGCGTTACGAAGACAAGAACGAGTACCACCTGCACGCAGTTGATCGGGAATGGTTCTTAGACGCAATGTTGGAATTCTCCGCAACAAACAAGTAAGGCTATGTACAGGTACAACAAAGAAACCCTGACCTTTGAGCGTGTCAGTATGGCGAAAAAGAACCTGCTGTTCACAATCATCACTCTTTCTTCGGTTGGAATTGCGCTAACTGCACACACGTCAGTCAAGGTCTACGAAAGCGTTATGAACGTGGACGTGACAAACAATAACTTCACGGAAGACCGCTTGATTGACAAGTTGAAGGAGTTGAACATCCGCTTCCCGCACATAGCCTTAGCGCAGGCAAAAATTGAGTCCAATGACTTCCGTTCAGGCATATTCCTTGAGAACAATAATCTGTTCGGGATGAAGCAGGCACGGGTCAGGATTAACACAGCGACAGGAACCAATCGGAACCACGCAGCCTACGCCACTTGGGAGGATAGCGTCATTGACTATGCCCTGTGGTGTGCAACGTACGCCAACCAGTGCAAGACCGAGGAGCAGTTCTACAACCTGCTGTCCAAGTACGCAGAGGCAACGCACTACGAGGAAGCCCTGAAAAACATCATTGAAAAACAAAACCTAAAAGACAAATTCTAATGGACACACCGATTGAAAAGTTGATCAGAATCATCAACCAACACCCGCACATCACACGTGAGGAAATCATTCACGAAGCAAAGCAACTCAGACGTATGCAACGTCAGTTGATTGAGGACGTATGGGACTACGGCAAAGAGCAGGTATGCCCACGCAGGAAAGGCGACCCACAGCCCTGTGAATCAGGCGAAGATTTCCACGCAAATATATTCTTATATGACCTGTAATGTTTGGTAGTTCAGTAAGTTATTCGTATTTTTACATCTCAAACTAATTCAAAATGCCGAGAGAAACAAAACGCAGACGTATCCTCATTAACCTACGAGGTGACGTCAAAGAGCAGGAGGCCATAGAGGCTGTTGCAGAAGTGGTTCGCCAAGGTAAGCGGTGCATCGGAGCCAAGAACAAAGTCCACTACAACTGGGTGACTGAGTTTGAAAACGGAGTCACAGTTTACGTAAACCCTAAGTATTGGTCTAACTCAGATACCTTCTTGGTAGACAAACCTAACAACGATGACAAGAAAGCAGGCTATCCTATCCTCTGGGAACAGGAAACGAAGGAAGATACTAATTGAATCTCTAATCAACTTCGCTAAACTAATTGCATTCATATGGGTGTCGTTCAAACTGATGGGGATAGTATGATACTTCTGAACAAGGCTGTCAATGAGGGTGTGGTCATCCTGATTGAATTCTACGCAGACGGACTACCATACGCAGTTACCTACAAGGTAGAGAGAACTGAAGATAGCGTTCACCTTGACTGCATAGGTACAGGTGACGAGTTGAATACCTACTGGGTGGACATCTGCACTATGCGATTGCCGTTCATCACAGAGGTTGACGTCCTGATCCGATCAGAACAGGATGGTAAGATAGTGGATAAGAGTTGGTTAGGTTCAGTTAACTTAAGTATCTCTCCAAGAAACTACCACATAGACCCTGAACTATTAACGATTATTTAACATTAAACCCTTGATTCTCTCGTTTCTGGCTTGTATCTTCGCAAAGTATTTGCACGTTTACAGCAAAGCGGAGGGCTTCACCAAAGCCCCGCAGCAAAGCGGAAGAGAGGACGTAGCGCCAAGTACATTCTAAATTCATTCATTAACTTCAATTCATTTCAACTATGGCTACAACAAAAGCCCCCGCACAGCCTGACAATCAGGCACTTGTGCACAGAATTATCGCAGTTCAAAGCGAACTGAAGGCTCCAAAAGGGCAGTACAACAGTTTCGGTAAGTACGCTTATCGCAATGCAGAAGACATCCTTGAGGCTGTCAAACCACTGCTGGCAAAGAATGGCTTGTCTATGAACATCTCTGACAGCATCCACGAAGTTGCTGGTATGATTTACGTTCAGGCAGAAGTTCGTGTTACTGACGGTATTGAGTCTGCTATCGTTACTGCACAGGCAGGAATTGACCCTACTCGTAAAGGAATGGACATCGCACAGTCTTTCGGTGCATCTTCATCGTATGCTCGTAAGTATGCCTTGAATGGTATGTTCTTGATTGACGACACGAAAGATGCCGATGCTACAAACACGCACGGCAAGTCCGAACAGCCTAAAGCAGCAGCACCTGCTGGTGGATCAGACACGTTCCAACAGGCTGTTGACTACATCAAGGGTTCCTCTGACAAGGCGAAGGCGTACAGCGCAATCATCGGTAAGTACGGAAGTCAGTTCAGCGACAAGCAGGTTGAGGCACTTAAGAAGTTTGTAGGGTAATGGATTTAGCGATCCGACTACAAGAGGTGACGGGTAAAGATTACTTTACCTACACCTCACTCAAGTATGCCCTCCAGGACGTGCGTCTGTTTGAGATGTACTGCAAGGGTCAACTGAGCAAGGACTCCGATGCGTTGACGTTCGGAAGTCTGTACGACACGATGCTGTTTGAGAAAGATGCAGTCAATGACAGATTCGTTGTACTGGATGATGCGTCAATCGTGGCGAAGGTTGGTGGTGCAAGTCCACGTGCTACCAAGGCGTACAAGGAATGGAAAGAGATGTACATTGCAGATGCAGGTGGTAAGCGTATCGTGTCTGCCGATGACTTTGACAAGGCTGTTCAGATGATTAACAGATTAGAGGATACAGGCATTATTGGTGCGTACCTAAAGGGTCAGTACCAGAAGGAACTCGCTGGCTTCATTGGAGACGTTCCTGTGCGTGGTTTCCTTGACTGCCTCGGTAATGGATACGTTTCTGATTCTAAGTCAACACGAGCCATCTCTGGATTCCGTAGGGACATCTTTAGTTTCGGTTACGACATCCAAGCCTACATCTACTCTGAACTTGCAGGTACTCGTGAGTACTACTGGGTAGCACAGGATACGAGTTATCCGTTCACGCCTAAGATTTTCAAGGCATCGGAGCGCACACTGGAAGGTGGGCGTATCAAGTTTGACAAGGCTGTCAGTAACGTACAGAAGTTTCTGTTCTCTGAGATTGCTGCTGATTTGTTCTACGACATTGAGGAAGTTTAACATTAAATTAACATAGTAACCAGTTCATTATCATAACTTTGAATCATTAACAACAACAATTATGGAAAACAACAAGACCTACACGTCAGACATCATCGGATTCACCGAGCCTGGCAAATTTGGAGGATACCGAGTATCTTTCAAGATTGAGCAACTGGAAGAGTTGAAGAAGTACGCCAACGCAAAAGGCTACGTCAACTTGGACATCAGAGATGCCAAAAGCGGTAAGCCTATGTGCACAGTGTTCAACCCACGTGCAGCCGCAGCACAGCAGTCTGGCGGTGCTCCTGTTCAGTCTGCTCCTAAGCAGCCTACATTATCAGCAGACGATCTGCCGTTCTAATGTTTGAATCGCTGACAGCATTCCTGTCGCTTGAGTGGGGCTTGAGTATTGAAGGTACTCAGCCCCCTCACGTCAGGTTTAGAAGAATCGGAACTACGGATGTGTTCATACACGCAACGATGTACTCCGCAACAACGCAAGGTGACAGACTCGTTTTTAAGAAAGCCCCAGAGATTGTGGGCTTGGGACGTTACCCTGTAGTTATGATTGTGAATAAGAGTGGCAGCAACGTGATTTTATGCAAACCATCCCTGCTTGACAAGTTAGACACAGAGAATTCAGTTGCTCTGAAAGAAGTAACAGACTTTATAGTCTGGAAGGCGGAGGTAGATCTCGCCAAGTAAATTCTACTGTTCTTTGACATACGGAAACAGCCAGGTGGTGTAATGGGCAACACCCCTCATTATCAGGTCTACACGACTGGAGGGACGACACGGGTCCGAATCCCGTTCTGGCTGCTAAAACAACTTAAATAAATACAGATGAGAAACTTTAAAACATTAGCTGAAGGGATAGGTCTTGCCTTGTACATCTTTGCTTCTGGAGTACTTGCAGGAATAGTTATTGGCTCATACCTGTGAAGGTACCTATCTATCACATCAAGGCTGTCATTGAATACAGCAAGAACAGAATACAATACAGCAAGATTGTAGACTTCGTTTCCATATACACTACTCCTGCTATGGTTGCACTAAAGGACAACAAGGTGTTCTATGGACCAGGAGGATTAGTCAAGATGGTCTACGGCACATCAAAGCCAGGACCCATCAGAATTGTACAGATTATAGAAAAAAAACAAATCGGTAAAACAACTTACGAACTATGAATATAGTAATTGCAGTTTGTGTCTATATGTTCGGTGTAACACTGACATCGGCACTATTGAAGTCTGAAAATGAACTTGAAGGTGACAGATCCACACGGGATATGCTGTCTATCTTCTGGCCTTTTACTCTCCTAATTGCCGTAGTGGCATACACGTGGGATCTTGTTGAATACTTAAAAGAAAAACTAAAATGAAAGTGGAATACTTAAACAGGTACCGAGACAAGTACGAGTTCACACAGGAAGACGAACAGACTATCCGATGGGAGGGTCCGTTCAGTTACTGCCGATACTCTATAAGTAAGGATGGGGTTGTATCTATGATTGATCCGAGTGGCGGACCGTACATCAGCGTGGGTAACACATTAAGGTTTGTTGCGCCCGAATTTGAGAAACTTAAGGTCACAGCCCTTGAAATGCACGATGGGCACGTAACAATTAAAGTAAGCAAAGATGAAGAGGAAGACAAGGGAGGAGAAATGGAAGGAGCTGTCGATTGAGCTGATCAATGAGATGTTCAGGATTGCTGGACACGATGTAACGTACGATGACATTGCTGGAAGGCAGGATGACTGGTACACCAACTGGACTATGACCTTTGAACAGAGTAAGGTGTGGGAGAAGTGGGGTACTGAACTTATACGTAAGAAGATGCGACTCACTAAGAAGTACGCAGAGAGGGAGATGGGATTCTTCAGTATGGGATTCGGACTATCCTTTAGTGATTATCCGTATCCAGTAAATAAGGTTGAAACTGATAATTGAGATACAGAATATGGCAATGAGTAGCATTGAATGCCTTGCTGAACGAGTAAGGATGATTAGCGAGGAGTTTTACTGGGAGTTGTTTGAGGATGTTCAACACGCCAAGATAATGCACCAGGAGGAGATGATTGAAGTGTTTCACGCAGGTATGGATCTGCATCACTTTGAGAAAAGTACAGGAATCGCAGAGGAATTCTACGTACAAAGATTTGCAAATGACAGACATCACTAAATGCACAGGAGAAGGTTGCGCCTTAAAACAAACGTGCTACCGATTCACCGCACCAATGGGAACCTATCAATCAATGTTTGTTGAGGTACCAATTCGGAACGGCAAGTGCGATCATTACTGGGAAACCTTTAACACCAAAGATAAATGACGCCAGCTGAAGAGTTAAGTAGTATTTATTTTTTATTTGCGGTGTCAAAATTAATTTGAAAAATTAAAAATGATACAAGAAAGATTAAACACATACGATAAAGACCAATGTTGGCAGTATGACATTAGGGTAAAAAATCTTGAAGAAGATCTAAAAGAATGTGGCTTTACAAAAGAATATGTAGAAGCATTGAGGGTTTCTGATTTTTCGTTTGTTAATGTTACTGATAAAAAAGAACAACAGAAGTTAAAACAATTTATTGAAAGACACGAATGGCTGGGTAATTTATCTCAATACACAACACATTGGTTTGTTTGCTACCATAAAGAAATCATTGCAGGGGTGATTTTATTTAATATGCCAAACGCCTTTTCAAAAACACTTGGAGAGAACACAAAAGAATTAGAACGACTAATAAGCAGAGGTGCTTGTATTTCTTGGAGTCCTAAAAATTTAGCAAGTTCATTTTTAATGTGGTGCATAAAATGGATGGTTGATAATACTCAATGGAGATTATTTACGGCATATTCAGACCCAATCGCAAAGGAACTTGGAACTATTTATCAAGCTTGTAATTTCTACTATATGGGGCAAACTGCAGGCACTACCACAAGATACATAAACCCATATACAAGGAAAGTTGTAAGTGATAGGTATTTCAGACAAAAAACCGCATACAGAAAATTTGCCAAAGAATTAGGTATTGAGTGGCAAAAAGAATGGGCGCATAATACTGGAATGAATTGGGATAAAATGCCACCAGAAATTGAAAAACAATTAAGGGATTATTCAAAATACAAACAAACGGTATCCGAAAAAATATCAATGCCATCAAAGCACAAATATGCTTATATTCTTGGTAAAGACAAAAAAGAAACAAAACAACTTCGTAAGTTGTACGAAGAAAGAAATAAAATTTACCATTATCCAAAAGAGCGAGGGAAATAATGAGCGCCATTCTTTGCGCTATCCCAGACCCATATGACTGGGTCTACTCGCCTTCTCTAAATTACTACAACAAAAAATTTAACACCAAAGAGAAATGAACAACAGAGTTGAATTGATAGGACACTACGGAGATGACACTACTCACGCCCTGTCCGCTTGGACATCTACCAGCAGAGACATCACCGAAGAGAAGCAGTCACGCATCAGTTCACTATTAGAGATGCTGGCAAGTGAGGGACACCACACACCATTCGAGAAGTCTACACTTCACTTCTTGGTTACGGTGGATCAAGCCACCCACATCCACCTGCTGAAGCACCGTGTAGGTGTAAGCATCAATGGTGAGTCTGCACGTTACAAGGAATTGAAGGAGGATAAGTTCTACATTCCTGCCGACTGGGATACGCAGGTAACTACACTGCCTGAGATTTATGAATCAGATAAGACAATCTGGGAGCATAAGCTGTTCCTGTTCACGATGGAGGCCAACAGATTATACCACGAGTGCCTTGCTGATTTGACACCATTGCTGGGACGTAAGCGGGCCAAGGAGTCAGCACGATTCTTCAAGACGATGAACTCACAGATTACTATGGACATCAGTTTCAACTGGCGTTCATTTATGCATTTTCTGCATTTACGTAACAGCGAACACGCACAGGTGGAGGTACGTGAATTGGCACAGCAGATGTTGCAGCAAGTAAAAGACATCGAAGGAAACCCATTTGAATTAACGATTAAAGCATTCAAGCTGTAAACAAAGGCATTAACCAGTAGTTAGTGCCATAACAATACACTCCAATGGTAAGTGACTCAAGATGGTTATACTCTAATAACATAGGACAGCAAGGAGAAAATAAGTTTGTCATAGCTTGTGAGGCCCTTGGGTACAGTTGCCTAAAGAGTAGCACACAAGAAGACATTGAACTACACATTGACTACTGGGTAACAAGACCTCAAGGCAACACCTCTGTGGATGTTAAAGGACAGAAGCAGAATGAAGAGATATGGGTGGAGTTAAAGAACGTTAGAGGTAACGATGGGTGGCTCTACGGACACGCTGGGTACATTGCCTTTGAGATGGCTTCACTTAATGGATTCGTAGTTGTGTCAAGAAACGAACTTGTCTTGTTTGCCGAGTCAATGATTGACAAAAAATTTGTTCCAAAGAATGATGCATATCTTAAACTATATCAAAGAGAAGGTCGCTTTGATGTTATATCAAGATTGGAATTGACAGACCTGAAATTATTATCAACTTATAAATTAATCAAATACTAAATTGAACAGACTAACTATTGACATTGAGACAAGCGGCACAGAGTACGGCTGCTTCATCTACCAGATAGCAGCACTGGTCTGGGACGATAAGGGTATCGTAGCAGAGTTTGAGGGGCGTATGAAGCCAACTGAAAAGATTGGATACGACTTCAATAAGAAGACTATGACTTGGTGGCAGAACCAGCCAGAGGATGTGTACTACTATGTGACTGGAGGGCAAGAATCTGTCCACAAGGTGCTGACAGACTTTAGGTACTTCTTGTACGAGCACATAGACGATGACACTGAGATCTGGACACACGCTGCCTTTGACATTCCTATCATAAAATATTTCTACAAGATGCACGGAATGTGGATTAACATTCCTACTTTTGCGCAGTACGACATACGGACCATACAGGTCCTATACGACAAGGACAGACGTATCGTGAACAGAATCAAGAACAAAATCAAGGGACTGCACGATGCTCGTAAGGATTGCCAGTACCATATGGATTACGTTAACCAATTAATTTACAACAATGAAAAAACAGACAAAGACGACCCCAGTTGGTAAAGATACTGGTGTCGGTTCTGACTTTACCTACGCAGGGTGGGATCAGCCAAAAGGGTACGGGCGCATTATCGTGTCAGACCCAGGAGACGAAATGGAACACATTGACGGAGTAGACGACTGATGACAAGTGCCGAAAAGATTATAGCAGTAGCAAACGGAGTTCGTGACCTACTGCTCAGTAAGAACAAGGCATACGGAGACAGCGCACTCAAGCCTGCAAACATCTTCGCACGTGGATCAGCCATTGAAAACCTTGGCTCACGCATTGATGATAAACTGATGCGCATCAAGAACCTCGGCATCACCGACAAGACCGAGGATACCATTCAAGACTTAATCGGATACCTAATTCTACTTAAAATTGCAATCGAAGATGAACGTAACAATCTTCAGGTCACTGACGGACAAGGTTCCGAACTACATCACTCTGGAGACAGCGCTCCAGCGGATAGCCTCTGGCAAACAACAACAACTAATCACTGAGTTACGTTCAGGAAACAAAGAGTTAAAGAAGTCCTTACCTATCGTTCTGTTCTCAGGTGAATTCTTGGGACGGAACGATAAGGACATCTCCAATCACTCTGGTATTATCGTCATAGACTTTGACCACATTGATGTAGAGAACTCTAAGTCCATCCTTGCCACGGATCAGTACGTACACGCCTGCTGGATATCGCCATCAGGAGACGGTCTGAAAGCCTTGGTTAAGATAACGAATCCAGAACGCCATAGAGACCACTTTAGAGCCCTTGAGGCGTACTTCTCCAAGCAGTACGGACTCAGTGCCGATGCTACTGGAAAGAACGAAGCACGGGCCTGTTTTGAGTCCTATGACCCAGACCTGGTCTTTAACAACTACTCCGAACGTTTCGGTGGTATGCTGTCCGAAGATGCCTTAGAGCAGAAGGCTGAACGCAGAGATACCTATACCGACTACCTCAAGCTAAACATAGCAGCGAAGATGATTCGCTTTGCTGAAGATGGACAGAAACACGCTATGCTTCTTAAGGCGTCTGTCCTATGCGGTGGTTACATTGCAGCTGGTAGAATGGAGGAGGATGAGGTCTTGCGTGTACTTGTACGTGAGATTCTTAAGCGTGACATAGAGTCGGAGGAACTTGCCCTAAAGACCATCCGTGATGGCATCGAGAAGGGTAAGGGTATGCCGATTCGTGAAATCATTGAGGAGGAGTCTTCCTACCAACGTGAGATGCTCATTAACGATGGGGATATGTCGTTCATATCTTCTGATGACGAGGACTTCCGATGGATTGATGACTTTGCAAACGGACGCATTGAGGTTGGCTTGGATACAGGTAACGATAACCTTGACAAGTACTTTCGCTACAAGCGTGAGTTTATGATTGTGAATGGGCACAGTAACGTGGGGAAGACCACGTTTATTTTATTCCTAATCGCAAACAGCGCAATACGTCACGGATGGAAGTGGGTGATCTACTCCTCGGAGAACCGAACAGCCTCCCTGAAGTCTAAGTTGATGCAGTTCTACGTGGACCGACCTGTACAGCAGATGGACTATCAGGAACGTCTTCGTGCCTACAACTGGGTGAAGGAACACTTCATCATCATCAACAACAACGATGTGTACTCCTACACGGACTTGATGCTGTTCTCTGACAAGCTGATGCGGCAGAACAAGTTTGATGGGTTCTTCATTGATCCGTACAACAGCCTTAAGATTCAGATGTCGGCAGGTAGCGCAATCTCTACCCACGAGTACCACTACGAGGCAGCATCTGAGTTCCTTACGTACGCCAAGCGTAACAACATTGCAGTGTGGCTGAACACCCACGCTGTAACCGAAGCGCAACGCAGACGTGATGAGTCTGGACAGCCTATAGCACCATTCGCTGAGGATACTGAAGGTGGGGGCAAGTTTGTCAACCGTGCTGATGGATTTATAACGATTCACAGGAAGATTCAACACCCTGAGCCACACGTACGTAGGACTACAGAGATGCACGTACGCAAGGTTCGTGAGGTTGAGACTGGTGGTGAGCCGACTCCATACGGTGAGCCAGTATACTTTGAAATGAACGCATCGGCTACAGGGTTCCGACCAATTGTTGGACATAATCTGTTCCGACCTATGGCCTACGAATCCTTTGAACAGCCTAAAATAAACTTTGAACTGAATAGTGATATTCTCAATGCTTTTTAATAAATTTGTCAATGCCCTTTAAAAGAACTAAATCAAATGCAAACAGAAAGAAAAAAGACCTCGGTGTCTACAAAAGCGGTCTCGAAGCCTACTGCGGTAAAAGGCTCAAGGAAGAAGGTATCGACTTCGGTTACGAGTCCGAGTCCTTCACGGTCCAAGAAGGTTTCACGCCCACAAACAAGTACTACAAGTCTGTACCGAAAGACCGTTACCTGGTTGAAGCTTCTGGTAAGAAAGTGCTCCCGATTACTTACAAGCCTGACTTCGTAAGCCACATTAACAGATTCATTATAGAGACGAAGGGTTTTGTTCGGGCGAACGATAGTTTCCCAGTCCGATGGAAGTTGTTTATGAAGTTTCTACACGACAACCATATGGACTATCAGCTATTCATCCCCAAGAACAAGGACCAAGTTGACAGCGTAATAAATATTATAAAAGATGGAATTAAACAGACTAAGTAAGGGTTACTATGATGGATGTCATAGAATCCATATCCTGATTGACGAGATGTACGAGAAGTTGCACGATGACGATGGTAATCCTATTACGGATCCAGCAACTATCAGCAACAGCATCACTGCCACGATGAAGGTCCTGCGCCTTGAGACAGACTTCATTAAGGCAATGGTCCAAGAGTACCAGGGTATATGATGCTCCTGATTTATGTTGACGGCCTACACGGCATCAACTACCACAGGCTGATCACGCCACTGCGTAGGCTTGAAGACGATGTCCAGATGTTCTGGATTGACTCTTTGAATAAGCTGTCAGATATAGAGTTGGACAAGGTTGACTATCTGATTGTCTCTCGGAAGATTAGCGTTGCCGACTATGGCATATTTAGAAAGATTCTAAATAAATACAACATCAAGTTGGTGTTGGACAACGATGACTTCTGGGAACTTGAGAAGCATAATCAGGCTAACGATTTATACTTCAAGTACTTGACTCACGATATCAAGAACACGATTCGGATTGCAGACATCATCTGGTCTCCGTCTCACGTTCTGATTAAGGAGATGAAACGCTTGAATCCACGTGCTGAGTACCATTACGTGCCGAACTCAATCAATCCCGATGACCCTCAGTGGCAGGGAGGTAAGTTGCCTACGGATCAGGTACGCTTCGGTTACCTCGGTGCTATGGGCCACACTAAGGACGTTGAGTTGGTTGGATATGACTTCTCTGACAAGGAGATGTACTCTGTTATGATTGAAGAGTATCCTGACAAGTTCGGTGCTAAATACGTACTGAGCCCCAAGGATACATTCTCTTACGGTACGTTGTACCAGTACTTCGATGTGTCTCTCGTGCCTCTTGGAACCAGTAAGTTCAATCAGTGTAAGTCTGACCTAAAGATTTCTGAGGCTGGCTTTACCAAGACTGCTGTCATAGCATCTAACGTGACTCCGTACAAGCAGGTCATTGAGGATGGTATTACAGGCATCTTGGTCAGCGACAAACTTGAATGGAAGGAAGCCATCGAAGGTATGACACTGGAGAAGGCTACCCGACTTGCCAATAATCTGTACGACTTCTGTGTTGAAGAGTACCACATTGACAAGGTTAACGAGATTCGCTTAGACTCATTGTTAAAGCCGTAGAACGTAAGCCCCTGTATATCAATTGGATAGATAGACGAACTTCTAATTCGTAGGTTGTTGGTTCGAGCCCAACCAGGGGTACTTTCTGCTAAACTAAATCAATATGATACACATTATAACACCTTGTCATAGGGTCAAGAACCTGCCGACAATCAAGAAGAGCATACCCAAGGAGTGTAACTGGATTGTGGTATACGACAAGTTAATCGAGGATAAGAAGGACATCAAGGGCCCAGTGATTCTACGATCTGGTCGCACAGGTGGTTACGGAGGTCCTAACATCAGTTACGCCTTTGAAAACTATCCGTTTGAGGATGAGGACTGGTTGGTGTTTATGGACAGCGATAACATCGTACACCCAGACTGGTACAACGAGGTCTCCAAGCACACGCACAAGGACTTCGTGATGATCACTTGGGGCCAGTATACACACGATGGACAGATTCGTCTACAGCCTGTTTCCGTGCCTCAGATTGGTAACATTGACAACGCTTCATTTATGGTGAGGTGGAAGTACGTGAAGGACCTAAGACGCACAGAGAACTATGTTCAAGATGGTGAGTACGCTATGGAGGCAGCCCAACGTGGTCCTGTCTTAGCACTAAACAAGTACATTGCGTACTACAACTACATTCAGTAATGAATGAGGCAGAGTTGTTTGACCTGCTTAAGTTAAGGCTTATAAACGACCTCGAATACAGCGAGGGCAGGATGAGTAAGTATGACTGCTACAGCATTGCGTTTAATGCGGACATAGAACTTAAGTGCAGAAAGACCCACTATGATGAACTCGTTATTGAGCGCATCAAGTGGGACGCACTTATTGAACGTGCTAACAAGTTTTCTACGATACCAGTTTACATAAACTATACTCCTGTTGGGTTATGGTCTTTCAAGTTGCTTGAACTTGCTATACCTGAATGGAGTATGCGTAGAATGCCCAAGAGCACAGAGTTTTCAAATAGGAGTATGATTCAAAAGGAGGTAGGATACTTGCACATTTCTTTAGGAAAAGACTTGTCGCACCTGTTGTTTGATAAGCACTATTGAAGTATCTTCGCAACCCTTTAACCGAAAACAAAAACACTTATGGGATTATTTACAGAACGGGTGGCCTACAAACCGTTCGAGTACGACACGTACTTCACTGAAGGATGGCTGAAGCAGGCGCAGGCGTTTTGGCTGTATACTGAAATTCCAATGCAGAACGACCTGAAGGATTTTAGGGAGAATCTGTCAGACGCTGAGAGACATCTTGTAGGAAACATTCTCCTTGGCTTTGCTCAGACAGAATGTGCAGTTGGTGACTACTGGACAGGTATGGTTACTAAGTGGTTCCCGAAGCACGAGATTCGTCAGATGGCGATGATGTTCGGATCACAGGAGACCATCCACGCAGCAGCCTACAGCTATCTAAACGACACGCTTGGCTTGGATGACTACAATGCGTTCCTGCACGATGATGTTATGCGCTCTCGCTTTGACAGACTCGTGGAAGTATCTCACGACTACACTCCAGAACAGCTTCTCGTGGACTCTGCTGCACGTACTGACATCGCTCGGTCTATTGCCATCTTCTCAGCATTTGCAGAAGGCGTAGCCCTCTATTCGTCTTTTGCTGTACTGTACTCCTTTCAGATGCGTAATCTGTTGAAGGGTATTGGGCAGCAGATGAAGTGGTCAGTCCGTGACGAGTCTCTGCATAGCCGTATGGGAGTACACCTTTTTAACCATATGTGCGATGAGTATCCAGGGCTTCGTGAGGACGTAGCTGAAGATATTTACGAGGCGGCAGAAATCACGGTTGAGATGGAGCACAAGTTCATTGACAAAATCTTTGAACAAGGAGACCTGGAGAACCTGAGAGCCTACGATATGAAGCACTTCATTAGCCATCGTGCAAATATCAAACTGCGAGAGATGGGATACGATGAAATATTCACGGTAAACTATGGTTCTGTTCAAGATATGGAGTGGTTCGACCACCTAACATCGGGCGTTACCTGGACTGATTTTTTCGCATTAAGGCCAACTGACTATTCCAAGGCTAACGAGGGAGAAGATTGGAGTGATATGTTTTGAATATGTATATATACGAAACAACAAATTTGATCAATGGATTCAGATATGTGGGGAAGAGTTCTAAGGAGTTCAATCCCCGCTATCTTGGATCTGGTAAAATATTGATTCGTGCTATAAAAAAGTATGGTAGAGAAAACTTCTCAGTAAAGTTGATAGAGGTTTGCGGCAGTGAGTCTCATTTAAATGAAAGAGAAATTTATTGGATAAATGAATACAAGAAAACCAGAGACTGTTATAACATATCCGAAGGGGGGACTGGCGGATGGGTTACTAAGTTCTACACAGAGGATCAATTGACTGAGTACAAGAAGAAGTTAAGTGACTCAAGGAAGGGAAGGGTTGTTTCCAGTGAGACAAGAAAAAAGATATCAGACAAAAACAAGGGAAGGATTCTTGGAGATAGAGCTGCTATAGGTAAAAAAGTATCTAATCTATGGAAGGACCCATCGTCAGTATTTAACTCAATAGATTATAGACGAAAAATATCAGCAGCAAAGAAGGGTAGGGTATGTAGCGATGAGTCAAGAAGAAAAATAAGTTTATCACGAATTGGAGGCAAAAATCCAGTTGCGGTAAAAATTATTGTAGATGAGACTGTTTTTGACACAATACGAGAGTGTGCATTAAAATACAATATATCTGGAACAGCCGTATCAAAAAGATGCAGGAGTAAAAACTTTGACAATTGGAACTTTTTTAATAATAACTAATGAAAAACTACGGAGAACAATTTGGATGGGAGGTCGGAGTAGACTTCCCCGAGTGGGGGAACGCTGAGGTCTATATCAAGACCATCAGTAAAGGTTACCTAATCGGTAACGAGAGCCCTAAAGACGCATACCTACGGGTAGCACGTGCAGCAGCAGGACGTTTGAAGCGTCCTGACTTGGAGCAGAAGTTCTTTAACATCATCTGGAACAACTGGCTTGGCTTGGCTACGCCTGTACTTGCTAATATGGGTACGGATCGTGGACTACCTATCTCTTGCTTCGGCATTGACGTAGGGGACAGCATTCAGGAGATTGGTTCCAAGAACCTTGAGATGATGCTGTTGGCTAAGCACGGAGGTGGAGTAGGCATCGGGATGAATATGGTTCGTCCTGCTGGATCGCCAATTGCAAATGGTGAAGGAACTACAGATGGAGTGGTTCCTTTCTGTAAGATTTACGACAGCTCCATCCTTGCCACATCCCAGGGCAACGTACGTAGAGGTGCTGCATCTATCAACCTGAACATTGAGCACGATGACTTCTACGACTGGTTGGAAATCCGTGAGCCTAAGGGTGACGTTAACCGCCAGTCGCTGAACCTGCACCAGTGCGTAGTTGTTGGTGACAAGTTTATGCGAAAGTTGGAAGAGGGTGACGAAGATGCACGTAAGCGTTGGTCCAAGGTCTTACAGAAGCGTAAGTCTACAGGGGAGCCGTACATTATGTACCGTGGCAACGTGAACAAGCAGAACCCTGAGATGTACAAGAAGAATGGACTGAAGGTCTTTATGACCAACATCTGTTCTGAGATTACTCTGTACACGGATGAGGCGCACAGCTTCGTATGCTGTCTGTCTTCTATGAACCTGGCTAAGTATGACGAGTGGTGCAACACTGATGCTGTATACCTGTCTACGATGTTCTTAGATGGCGTTATGGAGGAGTTTATCCAGAAGGCTAAGGGTATGCGTGGCTTTGAGAATTCAGTGCGTTCTGCGGAGCGTGGACGTGCCCTGGGACTCGGTGTCCTTGGGTGGCACACCTACCTGCAACAGCGTGGCCTTCCATTCGAGGGTATGGCTGCTGAGTTTGAGACAAGACGTGTGTTCTCGCACATCTATATGGAGACACAACGGGCAAGTCGTGATATGGCACGTACCTACGGAGAGCCTCTGTGGTGCCGAGGTTTCGGTATGCGTAACACGCACCTAACTGCAATTGCTCCTACAGTGTCTAACTCTAAGCTGTCGGGTAATGTCTCTGCTGGCATTGAGCCTTGGGCTGCTAACGTATTCACGGAACAGTCTGCAAAGGGTACGTTCATCCGTAAGAACCCAGAGTTGGAGCGTGTGTTCAAGAAGATTGGACTCGGCAAAGAGGGATGGGACCAAATCCTTGCAGATGGTGGATCAGTCCAGGGCATTGCTGAACTTGATAACTGGGCCTTCGTTAGTGGTAAGTTGACACATATAAGTGACATCGGTCAGTTTGAAACTGCCGACAAGGTCAAGGATGTGTTCAAGACGTTTAAGGAAATCAATCAGTTGGAATTGGTACGCCTTGCTGCTGTACGGCAACGCTACATCAGTCAATCACAATCACTTAACCTTGCCTTCCCATCCGAAGCAACTCCCAAGTGGATCAACCAGGTCCATATGGAGGCGTGGAGAGGTGGAATCAAGACGCTGTACTATATGCGGACAGAGTCTGTTCTGCGTGGCGACATTGCCGCACGTGCTATGGTCGACTGCGTGAGCTGTGATGGTTAAGCCTACAGCATTTCTCACCACACTCGGTGGGACGTGTCTCGCAGTAGTTTGGTTTGGAAGGGGGGACATACGTCCCCCTTTCTTTTTTACCCCTGTCCAATGTATGCCTTCTTGTAATTACTTGCGTTCTTACTCTTAGACACTTTTGTTTTTGCGTGTACGCCCTTGCGTCTTCTCTTAGGTTTAGGAACGAAGGCTGTTCCCTCTTTCATCTTTGCCATATTACTTCATTTGACCGTATAGAATGTATCTCTCTTCGTCCTTGCCGTAGTACTTCTTGATGGCACTCTTGGCGCTCTTAATCATATCATTGTTATCATACAGCTTTCCATATCGAACTATCGCCTCATACTTATCCTTAATCTGATCAATCTTAGCAATTCTTTTTTCATACTCAGCTCCAGTAAGGTTAGTATACTGCTCATCTTTCTTAATACCTTCAGCTCCATCAACAGCATCAAAGTAAAACTGCTGTCCCATATTGTATTGGTAGTCACGAATCACGACTCTCTTTAGAGCAAGTTCACCGAACAGATAGTAAACATTTTCCCCAGTTTGCTCAGAAATATATGCAGCATCACGACCAGATGAGTAAAAAGATGGCGGAATAACAGTCTCTTTGCTTAGGTATTTTACAACTTTAAAAATGCTGTTCATATCACTGTCGTATGACTCAAACAGAGGTCTTCCGTACTGGTCTTTTTTCTCAGCAAGATTAAACAGCATAGTGACGACCATATTGACTCCTAAAGCATCTGAAAAGATTTTAGCAACCTCTTTAAATTCACCCTTACTAAGATTGACTATCATAGAACTCACATCCCCATAAGTATCCTCCATAGTCATATCGTATACAGATACGTTACCACTGCCGTCTGCCTTCTTAACGATTAAGTTGTCTCCAGACATCCAGTCAGGGCGCAGTAACTTCATATCTTCCGTCTCTTCCTCGTCAAACCCAAGTGCAGATTCAATCATACCTGGTATTACGTATGATAAAGACAATGCACCAGCAGCTCCCATAATCTTAGCCAGTCCAGTCTTTGCATATTCAGCACGTTGTACTGCGGAAAGTTTTGGATCCATTGCCTTCTTGATGTCGTCATTTGCAGTCTTGACAATCATAGATAGCGAACGGACAGATTCAAGCTTAAAGGATAAGAAGTCTCCGAGTGGAACTTTAGCTAATGCACGATAGAATGGTGGGAGCCTTGAGAACGTTGGTGTGGTCTGCTTAGTTTCTTCAGCAGCCGCTGCACGAACTTGCTCTTGTTGAGTTTGGTTTAAAGTGTCGTAATTAGCGCCATACAGCTTCTTAGCAAATGAATCACGCTTATTTCTGTAGATGATCATTTTAGTGTAATCATCAATTGCAGAGTAGCGCTCGGACAGCTTTTTGTCCTTATTCTTTACCCAATTCCAAGCCTTGTCTGTATAGCTATAGTCTCCACGTATAATGCCGCTGTACATCGCATCAACACCATTGATGACGTTTGCATTAACGTCACCTCCAATAAGTCCGTACTGAGCCATTTCATCGAGGAGCTGTGTCATTTCCTCGGTTTCTTTCCCCATTACTGTAAAGGCAGGTCTGTTTGCTAAGTCTTTTATGAACTGAGGGTTAAGGATACCGTTAGCCATAATGACCTGCCAGCCTCCAGTGATGTTCTTTCTCCAGGTAGGCAAGTTCCACGTGACCTTGCTTTTTCTGGAAAGTTTCAAAAGATCATAGTAACGTTGACCAAATATGGTATCTGCGCTATAAATGTCTTCGTTATTTATAACCTTGAAGATTTCAGTTGGAACCCACATACGGTTAAGAGGAGAGTACTCATCCTTAACCTGCTTGTACATACCAGACTCTTTATCCTCTTTAGTGATGACATCGTCAGAGATAAAGAAGTCGTTACCAAAGGCATTAGCCATCTTAGCTGCCATCTCACCCTTGTACAGGATGTTTGTAAGCGCTAAAGCAGTGTCGATGAAACGAATCTGTGGGTCTTTCTCTACACCTAACAGCTCTTGGATATATGCTGGAATATCCTTACGCTTCTGGAATGACTCACCAGGAATCTTTAGCTGCCCAGTAGTAACCATACCAGAGCCTTTAAACTTAGGAGCGCTTCGAATCTTCTCGACTTCACGCACGTAGTCGTTAATCTGTTGCACGGCTTCACGGAACATCTGCTCCTTGGTAGCTTCAAAGAACTCTTCAATCTCCTGAGGGCTCTTACCTTCCTTGACTAACAAGCCCATCTTCTTAGCACGAATAACATCGTACACGTGAGCCGCTGCATTTTTAATAGCCTTGTCAGTAATCTTGTAGTTCTTGTCCTTCCAGAATCTGTATGAGGTCTTCAGGTAACTTCCAACGTTGCCAAGGATGGCTTCTTTAAGTTCTTGGTTCAGTGCGTAAAATGCAGGACCATCAACTAATTGTCTTGACATCTGGTCTAAGAAGGCCCGCATCTCTGTTGCTGCATCAAGAATCTTGGCACCGTTCTTCAGGTTCTCAATAGCATCAATGTTTTCAGCAGTAGGTCCAGACATATACTCCGTAACAAGAGCAGCTGCATCGGCACCACTTTTCTCAATTAGGTTGTATAGGTTTTGAGCCATTCTACGAATCTTGAGAGCCTGTCTACTTGTCTTAGAGTCACGGGTCTCCTTTATACGAAGGGCCTCCATCTGTTCAGGTGTACGAACCATATTAGAGTACACGTTACCAGCAAGTTTCTGCATCCAGTTTTGGTCGACATTACCTCTGTTCTTGTAGTACTGATCAACCACCTCTCGTGCAACATCAGACGCCTCTTCCGCCTTTGAACTTCTTGACTCAAAGTTACTTAGTGGTTGAGTGTCATCTGCATAGGTAGTAGATACCCCAAAGATATTTCCTTCCTTGTCCTTGAAGACGGAGTAGTAGTCATTCTTGGGGTCTTTGTAGTTTGCGTTAAATGAGTTCTCCCCAGGGATTCTTTCCTGGTACGTGTCTTCGTATACGAGAGCTTCAGAATGGGCAACAGACTCCTGCTTGAACTTCTTTCTAAAAGCCTCAGCGTCTTTAAACGACATATCTGGAATGAAGAAGCTGTTCTCCTTGTTTGTGTACATACCATATATAGCAGTAGGCTTGTATCCTCTCTTGGATAACCAAGCTTTAGCAGCTGCCATATACGATGCGTTCTCTTCAAGTGTAGCCTTCTTGTTATTAGGATTCTCTGCGGTTAAAAATGCGTATGTCCCAGAGTTGATTATCTCTTGAATCTTAGCCTTAGTCATAGTAGATTTCGGCAAGGAAGCCAACTCATTAGCATCGAATCCTTTCTTGTCGTAGTTAAGCTTGGAGCTACGTGGGGACAGCTTCGGGCCTTCCTGGGTGGATGGCTTCATAGAAACCTTAGCCTTTGTAACTGCTGGGATGTTGCGAAGTCCTAAAAATAGTTGATACTTGTTAACATCACCTCCAACAGATTCAAGAGTTATAGTCTTACCAGAAGTAGTTTCAAATGATGGGAATACATCTTGTACAGCAAATGCATTATCAAACACTATTAGCTCAACTCCAGAGTCTTTACTGTCAGTTGATTCGATAATAGCTGGGTAAGATTCGTGAAAAGCAAAACCATCTTCCTTGGCAGAAGTTTCACGTGTTTTTACTGGTTTGGTTATTCTGATTACAGACATAACATATCCAGTACCAGCAAGTCCTTTCAAAAATGGATCTGCTGTTATGTCAGCCAGTTGGTCAGAAGTTATTACTCCTGGGAGACTTGGTTTGTGAACACCGCCCTTTTTAGTAGTATTTCCAAGGAGAGCTTTTACGAAAGACGAACGTTTCTGGAAAGTTCCACCCTCTACAGAGAACAGGTCCATAAGTATCTCAGTGTTCTCCTTTACAGTCTTTGCATTTACGGACGACACATCAACATCAGCGATCTCCGCAGCCTTCTTAACAACTTCAAGAAACTTTTTGTTGCTGAGCTTTTTCTTATCCGCTGCTGAATTAACTAAACTCATAGCAGCTGAGAAGTAGGTATAGTTGCCCTTGTGAGACTCCTCGCTCATAACAAGAGGAGATAGTAGCGCATATCCTCTCTCCTTAATCTGTCTATTAATCTGTGCGGCAATTTCGTTTGCCTTTGATAGTTGTGATGCAGCCCACACGTATCCAGTCATAGATGGATAGCCAAAACCACCACGAAGCGTGATTTTTTCACCATTGGACAACACCTGTTCCCCAGTAGCCAATCTGTCTGACTGTGTGGTGATGAATGTCTCTCCATCAAAATCCATAGCAGAAGTAGTCCTTGATGGAAACTTACCTGGTCTTGTAAATCCAGGACGTGATTCCTCAACTGTAATCTTTTTAGCAGACTTACTGCTGGAAGGTCTAAATACGGCAGTAGCTACAACAGCATCAGTATCATCTGCAACAACAGTGCTACTTGAAGGTCTTAGTTCCGAAGATTTAGCTCCAGGCTCTCTATACATAGAGCGGAACTTCTCTTTATTTTTTGGAGAGCTTGACTGAGACACAAATCCAAACTTGCTGTAGAAGTCGGTGACCAATCTGTCAGCCATCTTCTCCAGCATCTTATCTGGAATGTCTTTTCCTTTTTCTTGATCGTACTGGAATCTTCTGGTTGGGAAGGCATCAAGCTTTATAGTGAAACCAAGTTTATCAGCCGAAGAAATAATCCTGTTCATCAGTCTGGTTCCAGCACCAGTACCCTTTAATCCCTTGTCAAACAACTCAATTGCGTCAATGTACACAGTATCACCCTTTCTGGGGGACATCTTTATGTTCATTTCAATTTGAGCGTCTCCTTTTGATGTGTCGATAACAATAAAACCTCCAGGAAGAGTAACGCTTGGAAATAAATATACCCCATCTTGCTTGGATATATCAGAAAACATTTGTGCTACTTTTTCGTAGTTACCACCAAAAAAATGATTTACCCAACTGAAATCATTGTTCATAAAGAAAACAGAAATTTCCTTTTTGGTTAGAGCTTCATCTGTAGAAGATGGGAAAACCTTCCTTGCTTTTTCCTCAAGTGACTTTCTTGCCTCTTCAAGTGTTTGAGTAGACTTTTGTTTACTTGGTCTTACTTCGATGTCTACAGCATCATTTCTTCCTGTACTCAAAAACGATTCAACTGGTCCATCCAAAAATGCCAGGACATTTCCTCCCTCACGTGCAGCTGCTGCAAATGAATTCATAAAGTCTACAACTTCCTTGGTAGTAGCTGCCTCTGTGAACACGGGGCCAATTCCAATCTTCTTGGAAATGTTATTGATGAAGTTGGCAATCTTAGCTGCCATACCCTGCGTGATAGACTTAGAGTCAGCAGCAAGTATACCAGCAAGTTCAGATAGAAACTCTTCGCTGACTACACCTTCAGTATCTCCATCGTACTTTGCTACGTGCTCATCAACACGCTTTGCAATGGCCTTTTCTGCAGATGTACCAGAGTTAAGAACTTTGGATAATCTGTTGGCGAAGTCGACAGCAGTAGCTGCATCTTGAGCGTACGCCTTGAAGAAGGCAGCGTGGAACAGCTCGTGGTAAACTGTAGTCGCATCAGCACTGCTTGTGTTGATTACAATCTCAATCTTACCATTGTTCTTGTTCTGGATAATTCTGCCCTTGTCGGTTCCTTTCTCATCAGCAGGAACCTTGTCCATATTCTGCTTGTAGTACTCAGCAGCTTCTGCATCAGAGTCTACGAATACATACTCAGCATATGGGAACAGCTTCTTAAGAGAGTTTGTAGCACGTTTAACAGCCGTGTACATACGTGCCTTAGAAGGTGAAGAAGCAATACGACTTGCAACTTCCTCACTGCTGGCTACCTTACCAGCTGGCTTCTTAGTTTCTTTAACTGGAGCAGCTTCCTGAGTTGTTTCTGCTGTAGCAGTCTCCTGAGCTGTTGCAGTTTCTGCAAATACTGGTTCAACCACAGGCTGTACTGGACCTGCTTGAGCAACTGGTGCAGTTACAGGAGCAGCTTTGGCCTTCTCAAGCTTCTTAGCCTTAGCCTTCTCAAGCTTCTTAATGTCAGACTTGAAAGCTTTAATCTCTTCTTTATATACCTCAATGTTGCCAGTAAGGTCATCAATAACATCTTGCTTCTGTGCTTGTAAGTCCTCGATCTTTTCCCTTCTCTCGGCAGGAGTGGGAGTCTTGTCAGCACGTACATCTTTAATCTGTTGGTCGATCTCAGCCTTGGCTTCCTTGAGGTTACCTTTCTCTATTTCAATCTCAGACTCAAGGTCGATAATCTTACTGTCGTAGAACTCGATTTCTGAATCTTCCTCTTTGGTGTCTACTTCCTCAGTAACAGCTTCCTCTACAGGTTTTGTTTCTTCTTGAACCACTCCACCTGCTGGAGCCGCTTCTGCGCCTGCTTCTTCGACAGGTTGGGCTTCGACAGGGGCTTCCCCTGTTTGCTGAGTACCTGGTACTTGCTGTCCTTCTTGACTATCATATTTAGTATCTACTGTTTTATTTTGAGCGGCATAATCTTTTGCTTCCTTTCCAGTTAACGTGTATGAGTAACCCTGATTAACAACTTTTGTTGTTTCCTTACCAATTGGTAGTCCAAAAATTGTTTCTCTAACTTTAAATTCAAAATCGTTCTTTTTTTCGGCTCGATCTCTAAACTGTTCGGGTATCTGGTCTAAAGACTCAACATTGAATGAGATAACCTGATCATCAGGTAATGACATTATTTCATCGACTCCTTCTTGACTATCATACTTTGTCTCTATTGCTTTCTTAGCTTCCATTGCTGCCTTTACGTTAGCAGCCACCTCAGCCTTAGCCTCTGGTGTGGTCATCTTAGAAAAGTTCTTAATACCTTCAGATATAACCTGATTTAGTTTAACAGTTTCCTGTACGTCCTCATCAGTAAAATTGCTGTAGTAGTCAGCGGAGTTCTCACGGATCTTCTTGTCGTCCTTAATAAGCTGTTCGAGTTTAGGGCGCAGAACAGCCTTTTCTTCCTCAGAAATGGAAGGGTCGTTCATCAAGTCACTCAGTTTCTTAATTTGAGACTGTGTCTTGATTATGTTTGCAGCATCGGTAGACTTGCCAATAGCAGAAATGCCGTTAGTCAATACACTGATACCAGCTCCAGCTCCAAGTCCAGCAAGAGCCCCCTCTGCAATGTTAGCAACGTTGATTGGCTTACCCTCTATGGCTGCCTGCATAACTTCTCCAGTGGCAGATACAATAGCTTCTTCAAGAGGCTCTTCAACAGCTACACGAAGAGATTTTGGTACTTTTCCAAACATCAAGTCTGCGAGCTCTTTCTTTCCTTGTTTTGTAGTCAAGTCAATACCAGCGTCACTTATAGCTCCACGTAAAGCTCTAATATCTGCGTTAAGAATTTTCTCTGATAAAAACTCAACTCCTCCCATTACAGTAGCGTAAGCAACTTTGTCAGCAGTACTGTAATTTTTATTATCAAGAACCTCGTTGTATGTCTGAGTGGCGGACATAGTAGCCAACATAGGGAGGCCAATCTCTGGAGCTATTACTGTAATAGCTAACTGTGGCAAGTTCTCAACGAAAGAATTTCCAAGCATAGCCATACCAGCGCCAAAGCCTTCTACGGTACCTTCTGAAAAGTTTCCGACTATACCAAGGTTTGCACGTTCTTCACCGAAGTCCGTAACCATCTCTGCACGAGATAGTTCATTTCTTACCTCTCCAAATCCCTTACCTATCTCTCCTAACTCTGTCTGAATTCTGTTTCTGTCAGCAAAGTCACCAAAAGCAGTAGTTACTGGATTAAACTCTCCAGTAAAACCTGGAGTCATAGCCCTGCTTAAATAGTAAGGTGCAGATAAAGCTAAATTTCCAATAAGATCTGGCAGAGTGAACGCCATTTCAAGCACACTCAGTCCGAGTCTCGATGTAGCGTTATTTTCAACAGCTTCTCCAAGTTCTTCCTCTCTTAGCTTGAGAGCCACTCCCTTTGCTACTTCAGCGTCAGCAAACTTAAATACGTTGTTTAAAGCGTTAGGATCAATGGAAGTTTTGCCATTCTGATCTCTAACGAACATAGAACCGCTATCGTCAGGTGAGAACTGTCTGTACAGGTCATCAACCTTTTTAGCATTTCTTAACAAGGCAGGTCCAGCCTGGTCATCAGTAACCTTACTGGTGATATTTGCAATCTCGTTAAGAAGCTCTCTACCTGCAAAAGCACGAACCTGACCGAGCTCATTCTCATTGGTCATCTGCTTCTGAGTTGCCGTAGCAATAACGTCAGCAGGAACTACTGGTGTACGACCAGGCCGAGCCAGTCCATCATACTCGCCACGTGGCTTAGTAGATGCTGGCTTCTGTTTGCTTAAGTCTGAAAGACCTTGTTGTCTACTTAGTGATGGCGCTACGTCTGATACCGAAGTAGGCCGAGTAGACGGTACCACGCCACTTAAGCGAGATGGAGAAACCGTAGATGCCGTCTTGGTTCCAGGTTCGTTTAATCCAGAAGACTGGTCTTTTTTTTTTAACCCACCACCCCAAGCAGTAGCAATCTCTTCACGAGACAGGTTAGAGTATCTTGGATTTGCAAGTATGCGAGCCTCGAAGTCCTTCTGTGTCAAACCACTGGCCTTGGCACCCTTGGCAATCTGTTCTAATGATGGCATATGCTTCTGTTAATATGCAAATTTAGTTAAAATTGAAGATACTTGTAATACGCATCAGGACCAATCTTGTTGCGTATAATAGTAAGATCACGGTCGTTAGCACGGTCTCTTACGATTTCAATAGTATCGTCATCTCTCTTTCTGCGCTTTGTTACCCACTGAGTGCCGTCCTCGCCAAATCCGAATCCAGTTATGTCGTACGTTCCAGTCTTAATAAACAAGTTCTCAGGTAGTTCATACATATCAACGTTCCTCTTAGCTCCTTCTTTCATAGTGCCTTTCCCTTCAGACTTACCTCCCTTACCTTTTGGAGCGGGAGTGTATTTTGCATCAGCAATTGCAAGCGTACGTGGGACAAGGTCCATATACGGTATCGATTGCTTTGCAATTCCTTCGTTTGCATCTTTCTCTTTAGGCTGTCCAATGCGAGTAGGAGTAGATGCACTCAGTTGTTTCATAACATCATTGTAGTATACCTGCTTGAATTTCTCCTTCTGTTCTTGCGGCAATGCAGCATAACGCTGAATATCTTGCGGAGAAGGATTTCTAAGAAGTCCAAGACCTCCATCTCCAAGAGCCTGGGCACCGTAGATGACAGCCTGCAACTCAGCATTAGAATTGGCAGGGAACATAGTTGGCAACCACTCCTTACTTGCGTAGTCGATGAATCCCTGTTTGTTAAACGACACGCCATCTGGAGAAAAAGTATCAGCCATATTACTCATAAGCTGCATACCAGTCTTAGCCATATCCTCTGGAGCCAAGTACTTAAACTCCTCCACGGCAGGCAGTGTAAATACGCCTTGGTTGATGTCTAAGATTTCTTCTGTAGACGCAGGAGTGTTGGCATAGCCATTTGAAACATCCATAAACTCGGAACCCGTAATCGAGAACTGAGAAGGATTCTTTACGTAACTATTTCTTGCATCAAGAAAGATGTCAGTCTTAGCCTTTGCGGAACCCAACAAAGCATTGTAAGCCCCCATACTCTCCAGAAAGGCGTTCTTATCTGAGTCTAATCCACTATAAGAATAAGCCTCTCCACGTTTAACAGCCTCGTTAAAAGCCTTCTGTGTCTCTGGCTTGAATCTGTTCAGTACTTGACTGGCCTCTGCCTGAGATTCGTACAGCTTATTAAGTCCAATCGAATTTCCTTTGGCCTGCTTATCCTTTTCTCTCTGGGCAGCAGCAGTAGCTTTCTGATCCGCTCTGTATTCTTGTAACTTGAAAGCCTGACCAGCGAGGTCTGGCATCTCAATAGGTACTGTGGGTAAAATGGCAGCCATTCTTATTTCTTGTTAAATTTCTTCAGAAGCGTACGGAAGTATGCGCTCTCCTTGGACAGCTTATTGGCCTGCGATGGATTCAGAATTACTTCCCCTCCAGTCATCTCGCCAACCTTCTTGCCCTTCTGTACAATATCAATTGGGTTTGTGTTATGGTCAAACTTACCGCCAGTCATCATACCACCTTCTTTAAATCTTCTACCGAAGTTAT